TGAAGTGACTGTTGGCGGCGTAGTCAAGACCAGCCCGACCGATTATTCAGTTAGCACGGCCAGCGATGGTCGCAAAACGATTACATTTGTAGTGGCCCCTGCTTCCGGCACGGACAATGTTGTGGTTAAGTATGGCGCAGCAATCAATGCGGTGGGTGCGGCCAATAGTTTTGCTTGGGGCTATGCCTGCTATCCTGATGGCAACTACACGTTTACGGGTGGCTATGTTGTTGCCACTTCTAACCTATGTAACTACTCGTTTGCCTATGGCCGCGAACTCTATCTTGGCGATGCGGGCGACTTTGGCGCATTGTTTGGCTTCCAGAACAACCTTGCAGCGTCTTACAGTTTTGCGGCTGGGCGTGGCCACACTGTGTCTGATGATTACGGTGCTGCGGTCGGCAAGTTTTCTACATATACTACAACACAGGCAGACCCTGTTATATTTCAGGTCGGTGTTGGAACGACCACAAGCAATCGAGCTAATGCTTTTGCTGCACGCGCATCCGGAACGCTAGAAGCCAAAAATCTTGCGACCTACGCCAATAATGCAGCAGCGCTGGCAGGTGGTCTTGTTGTGGGTCAGATTTATAAGACCACCACAGGCGAACTGAGGATTGTGGTATGATTGAATACAGATATTGCGACCAAACAGTTTTCTTGCTCCGTGAACACCCAAGGTGGCTCCCCTTGAGGCGTGGCAGTGCTGGCGGCGCGATGTCTCCCGCCGCCGGTGCTGTTTCTTTAAAAAAGGATTAATTTAAATGGTTGACGTAAAAATCTCGGCCCTCCCCGCCGCCAGTGTCCCATTAACAGGCACCGAAGTTTTTGAAGTGGTGCAAAGCACCGCCAGCAAGAAGGTGGCTGCGAGCGCCATCGCCGCTGCGTTCTCTACAGACGCGGCCAACATCCTTCCAGTGACGGCTGGGGGCACGGGCCAGTCGGTCTACGCCGTTGGCGATATTCTGTACGCCTCAACGACTACCGCGCTGTCCAAGTTGGCCGATGTTGCCACGGGTAACGCGCTCCTCTCCGGCGGTGTTAGCGTGGTTCCGGCGTGGGGTAAAATCGGTTTGACAACGCACGTGAGCGGCACACTTCCGGTGGCCAGCGGCGGCACGGGCGCGGTCACGCTGACTGGATACGTCAAGGGGACCGGCACGACGGCCATGACGGCGGCAGCAACGGTTCCTGTAGCCGACATCTCGGGCACGCTTACTGTCGCGCAGGGCGGCACCGGCGTGGCTACGCTGACCTCTGGCTATCTTGTACGTGGTCTTGGCACATCGGCGGTAACGGCCTCGGTCATTTACGACGACGGCAGCAACATCGGCATAGGGACTTCGTCACCGGCCGCCGGAACCATCCTCGACGTCCAATCGACGACGAAGGGTGTCCGCTTCCCAAATATGACCACAACACAGAAGAACGCAATGACAGGCGCTACGGGCGCGGTTGTTTTTGACACTACCCTTGGGAAGCTTTGCGTCTATACTGGATCTGCGTGGCAGACGATTACTTCGGCATAAAGGACCGCAATATGATCGAACAACTCATTAGTCGCGTGTTCTACGCTCGCAACGTTGCCCACTTTGAGCATTGGCGCGCTACCGGCACCGGCAGTTTCGCAAAACATCAGGCACTGGGCACTTTTTATAACGAAGTGATCGAGGCCATCGACGACCTCGTAGAAGCCTATCAGGGCGCGTTCGAGCTGATCGGCAACATTCCTGCGCCAGAGACGTCTAAGGGCGACATCCTTGCGCTTCTCGAGACCGACGCAGACTGGGTTGAAAAGAACCACGAAGCTATTTGCCGTGGCAATCGCGCCGTGGCTAATCTGGTTGATGTTGTCACCGGTACGTATCTCTCCACCATCTACAAGCTACGGAACCTACGATGAATGATGATGATTTAAATCTTCGCCTATCCATGCACGAAGCCGTCTGCGCTGAACGCTGGACAGAAACCATTATGCGTATTAAGCGACTTGAAAATGTTAGTATAACCGTCGCTGGCGCAATCATCATGCTGCTTATCGGCATTATTTTGAAGATGAACTGACATGAGCATTACACTCGGAACACGATCGTTAGCACGCCTTGAGGGCGTCCACCCTGACCTTGTGCGCATCGTCAAGACCGCCGCCTCAATATCCGACCTTGACTTTACCGTCTTGGAAGGCTTGCGCACGATTGAGCGGCAGAAGCAGCTCTTTGCGCAGAAGGCCACGAAGACAATGAACTCGCGGCATATCACAGGCCACGCAGTTGATCTCGCACCAATGCTTGGCGGCGAAGTGTCGTGGGACTGGCCTCTGTATAATCGATTGGCCAAAATTGTGAAGGCTGCTGCGGCAACAGAAAGATTACCGCTCCAGTGGGGTGGTGATTGGCGCACGTTCAAGGATGGCCCACATTGGGAGCTGCCTTGGGCGTTTTATCCGAAGGAGAAGTAACATGAAGATCGTATCTTTTTTAGTGAACCGTTTGAAAGAGCCTAGCACATACGCAGGCTTCTCTGGCATCGCTCTGGCGTTAGGCCTGTCCGGCGAAGAGTGGAGCACCATCTACACGGCAGTCGCCGCGTTGGCTGGCGTAGTTGCCATGTTCCTGTCTGAAAAGCCAAAAGCAGAATAATGAAACTCTTGACGGCCTTGCTGGGTATCCTCAACAAGCTCTTAGGGGCTTGGGGTGAGTATCGTTGGAAGCGGCAGGGCCGTCAGGAAACCATTAAGGAAATGAACGATGCCATCAACAGGCAAATCGAGTTGGGCGAGGCTGCTGTCAGCATCCCTGATCCTGAGCGCACTGAGCGGCTGCGCGACCGTTTCGACCGTTCCCGTAAATAGTTACTGCGCAATCGCAAAACCCATATCCTATGACGCGAAGCAAGATACGCCCGAAACCGTAGCGGAAGTAGAGCTGCACAACGGCGTCTTTGTTTGCTTGTGTGAGCAGGATTGCCCGAAAGGCACATACTGATGAAAGCTCTAAGAGTAGACGAGAAGCTCTACCCGTATTGCACGCACCGGCAGAGAGAAATTCTTGACGCGATAACTTTTCACGGTGGCGCAAAGAACGCTGACATCGCGCTAGGTTTGCACAAGGGCAGCGCGTCGGAAATATACGGCAACGTGAAGCGCAAGGCCGCGAAGATGGGCTACGCTCCTGAATTTGCCTTTACGCGGCCAGTGCCCGACGGCTTCATCGCCAAGGGCGTGTCCACCTACTACAACAAGGATGGTGAGGCCACAGGGCAGTGGGTCAAGGCGTCTGCGGACGCGCAGCGGCAGCAAGAGCTGTTCAAGGCCGCCGTTGACGCGATGGCAACCACGCTACCGCGCCTCGATCCAATCGTCGCGCCAGAGCAGTTCAACGCCGACCTGCTGACGATGTACACGCTGACCGATGCGCATATCGGCATGCTCGCATGGCACCGCGAGGGTGGGGCCGACTGGGACTTGACGATTGCGGAGGCGGTTATCGTCGGCTGCTTCGAGCAAATCATCAAGTCCTCACCGGACAGCGAGACAGCCGTGCTGAACCAGCTCGGCGACCTCCTGCACTACGACGGCCTGTCTGCGGTAACACCGACCAGTGGGCACGTCCTCGACGCCGATGGCCGCTTCACCAAGATGGTCGAAGTCGCCGTGCGTGTGCTGCGCCGCATCATCAACATGTTGCTGGCCAAGCACAAGACCGTCCACGTTATCTTGGCTGAAGGCAATCACGACATGGCCTCGTCCGTCTGGCTGCGCACGATGTTCAAGGCGCTGTACGAGAACGAGCCGCGCATCACCGTTGATGACAGCGCGTTGCCGTATTACGCCTATGAGTTCGGCGAAGTCATGCTGACCTTTCATCACTCGCACTTGAAGAAGTTTGGCGCAATGCGCGAAGTCATCCCAGCAATGTTTGCAGAGATTTGGGGGCGCACGAAGAAACGCTACTGCCACACAGGTAATTACCACCACACCAAGGAGGAGAGCCAAGCAGGCCTCACGGTTTTCCAGCACCCGACGCTGGCCGCACGGGACGCATACGCCTCTCGCGGCGCGTGGTTCTCGGACAGGGAGGTGTGTTCAATCACGTACCATAGAAAGTTCGGGCAGGGGATGCGTGTGTACGCTTGCCCTGAGATGCTGGATGCCGTATGATGAATACGGGTTTTCTGGTGCGCAAAACGTAAAAAACTGATATAGGGGCGCGTTATGGCCACGACAATGACATTCGAGACGTTGAAGCAGGACGTGCAGCGCTACCTTGAGCGCGGCTCTAACTACGCGTCCGACCCCATTGTCTACGAGCAGATCCCGCGTCTGATTAATCTTGCCGAGCGCCGCATCGCCCGCGAACTAAAAGTGCAGGGTTTCATTGCTGTAGTTTCGGACACGATGGTGCCGGGTCAATCTGTTTACGCAAAGCCTGACCGCTGGCGCGACACTGTGTCAATCAACATTGGCACCGGCACGAGCAACGCGAACCGCACAATGCTTTTCACGCGCGTATACGAGTATCTGCGCTCGTACTGGCCGAACGAGAGCCTGACGTCCACGCCGCTTTTCTATAGCGATTACGACTACACGCACTGGCTCATCGCCCCTACGCCAGATCAGGCGTACCCATTTGAGGTGCTGTATTACGAGCTGCCACCGTTGCTCGACGACACCATCCAAACCAACTGGCTGACAGAGTACGCACCGCAGCTCCTGCTGTACGGCGCGTTGCTTGAGGCTACTCCATTTTTGAAGAACGACGAACGCATCGGAACGTGGCAGCAATACTACGACCGCGCTGCCGCAATGTTAAACGGCGAAGATCTTGCGAAGATCCTCGACCGCGCATCAGTCCGCAAGGAGGCATAATTGACCTATACTAACGTCTTTGGCGGCAACACGATTTACCCATCGGATGTGTCGTATCTATCAATTACATTGTCCGTGGACACGCCTCTGGAATGGCCACTCGAAAGCTCGGGCACAGAGGCTCCGGCCGCACGCATCATCGACGTCGATCCATCGGCCTCTGGTTTTAGCGTCGTCCTGCCTGACGCTACGCTTACCGGCGCTGGCCAGACAATCCTTTTCAACAACACCGACGTCACATACAGCTTCTTCGTCAAGGACTACGCGGGCAACACGCTGGCCACCGTCACCGCAGGAACGCAGTGGCAGGTCTATCTGGCCGCCACCACGACGGCAGCCGGTACGTGGCGCGTATTCCGCTATGGCGCTTCGACGGCCACCGTGCAGCCATCCGCGTTGGCTGGCTTCGGCTTGACAGTCACAGGCTCGACGCTTTCACAGTCTTTGCCGGTCAGTACGTTCTCCACAACAGGCACCACGGTTGCTACGTCAAACCGCGCTTCGGCGTTTGTTTGGACCGCTACTGGGGCTGGTACGTTGAACCTGTTGACCGCCGCGTCTGCTGGAAACAACTTTTTTATCTTTGTGCGCAATGAGGGCGGCGGCGACTTAACAATAGACCCCGCAGGCTCGGAAACAATCAACGGCGCATCGACCTTAGTTCTTAGCCCAAACGACAGCGCCACAATAATTACGGATGGCGCGACGTGGTACACAATCGGCCTCGGCAAAGAGGCCGTGTTTGCGTTTGATTACACGGTCCTTGATATTCCCGTTGGCACCACTACGCTCACACTCTCAGGCTCGCAGCTCAACCGCATCGCGTATAAGTTTACTAGTAGCACGCCAATGACAGCGGACTGTTATATTGTAGTCCCGTCCACAATCCAGCAATACTGGATTACCAACGCCACTACTGGTGGCTCGTTCCGGCTTTACGTTCAGACGAGTGGCGGAGCGCCAACGCAGGTCAATCGGAATGCGAAGGGCATCTATTACTGCGATGGCGTCAACATGGTCCTTGCGTCAGATCCGACGGCACTCACTACGCCTATCGTTGTAGCGCAAGGCGGGACCGGCGGCACCACGCAGTCCGATGCGCGTCTTGGTATCGGCATCACACCTTTTGCAGATCCTATCGTCACGGCAACCGCAGGCGGGACTGTTCGCACCACAATCGGCGCGGCGGCTTCAGGCACTAACACCGACATCACCGTGATGAACCCAGCAAGTGGCTTACAGATCGGCTCACCTACCCTTGGCGCACAGGGCGCAGGTACGATCAACGCAACGGGCCTCTTTGTTAACGGTGCAGCCGTAGGCACTGGCTCGGGTACTGTAACTGCGGTCTCTGTTGTTTCTGCTAACGGGTTTGCCGGTACGGTGACAGCTACTTCAACCCCTGCCATAACGCTTAGGACATCCATAACAGGTGTCCTGAAAGGTAACGGCACCGCAATATCGGCGGCTACCGCTGGTACGGATTATGTTGCTCCGGGCGGCGCACTTGGTACGCCTTCGTCCGGCACACTTACAAACTGCACGTTCCCCACGCTCAACCAAAACACAACTGGAAGTGCGGCTACCTCTGGAAGTGCGGCTACCTTAACCACAGCACGCACCTTTACCATCGGTGCTACTGGTAAGACGTTTAATGGATCGGCTAACGTAGCGTGGACCCTTGGGGAAATTGGTGCGGCGGCTTCGGGTGCAAATGGTGATATTACCTCTCTGACTGCACTTACATCTATCCCTACGGGTACAACCATCAACGGTGTAGTCATTGGCTACCGGAATATCCCGCGCTCCACGACCACTACCACTGCTGTCGTAGGAGATGTAGGTAAGTGCATCGTAGTTACTGCTGATATTGCAATCCCTAACTCAACCTTTGCTGCTGGCGATGCGGTCTCAATTTATAACGCAGGTGCAGGATCAATCACAATTACGGCGTCGGTCGCAACGTTACGTCTTGCTGGAACAACCACCACAGGCAACCGTACACTGGCGCGGTATGGTATGGCTACCGTCTGGTTTAACAGTGCAACCGAGGCAATCATCTCTGGCTCGGGAGTAAGCTAATGAGCGGTATCCAGATGGCACTGCTTGGCGCGTCTTCTGGGACGGTTGTCATTGTGGGACAAACTACCGATGTCTCTGGTGGTCTTACATTTTATTACTATGGATATAATAACTCGACTGGTGGCGGTGCGCTTGCCGATTTTGGCGACATTGATAACGGCAAATTTAAAAATGTCACAATCAAGGCTATTCACTCTTTTGGTATAAACGTCTCCGGTCAGGCAATTCAATATATTGTGTACTTTGATGGCAACCAAACCTCACCTGCTGGGTTCGTGAATACGCTGACCGTCAACGGTACACTAGTCGGAAGCTTTGGCGCTGGAAGTTATAACTCAACATATAACGAAACATCATTTACGATTTCGGTTAGTCCCGCTCCTACGCTATTTGGTACAACCAATGGCGTGCGCATACCAACGGTCTTGACATAGGGATAGCTGATGCCCGAACAGATCATACGCATCCAGTCCTTGCCCGGCATTAAACGGGACGGCACGCGTCTTGAGGGCGACCAGTACGTTGACGGCCAGTGGGTTCGTTTCCAGCGCGGGTTGCCGCGTAAGATGGGCGGATACCGTTCGATCAACAAGTATCTTGTGGGTGTTGCTCGGACGCTGCACGAGTACACGCTCGACCTGTTGACATACGTACACGCCGGATCTGCCAACCTTGTCGAGCAGTTCTTCATCGACGGCAGCTACAACACAAGCACCATCAATTACCGCACGCCAAGCACGCTGGTCGAGAACGCCGCAAACCTTTGGCAGTTTGACGTGGACACGGCTGGCGGCGCAGGTCTCCAGATCATCGCACAAGTGGCTCCGAACCTGAACTGCATCTGCAACAGCGAGGGCGGCCAAGTATTCTACGGCGACGCCTTCGGGACCGGCGCACTGACCGAGATCACCAACTTCCCTGCCATCTACAGCGCCACCGGCGGTGTCGTGGCGCTCCACCCCTACACTGTAATCTTTGGCAATGACGGCTTTGTCATGTGGTCCACGCCGGGCGACCCAACCGACTACCTTGGCACCGGCGCGGGCAGCGCGTACGTTACAGGCCAAAAGATCGTGCGCGGCATGCCTTTGCGCGGCGGACCCGGCAACAGCCCCTCTGGCCTTCTCTGGTCGGCTGACAGCCTTCTGCGCATGTCCTACAGTGGCGACGCCACTTCGGCTTTCCAATTCGACACGATCAGCGCGCAGTCGTCGATCCTGTCCGCGCAGTCTGTCATCGAATATGATGGCGTCTTCTATTGGATCGGCACCGACCGCTTCCTGATGTTCAACGGCGTCGTGCGCGAGGTCGAGAACAACATGAACCAGAACTTCTTCTTCGACAATCTGAATTACTCGCAGCGCCAAAAGGTATTTGCGATGAAGGTTCCGCGTTTCGGTGAGATATGGTGGTGCTTCCCGTTTGGCGACAGCCTCGAACCAAACCACGCTATCGTTTACAACGTGCGCGAAAACTCGTGGTACGACACGCCGCTGCCTAATGGCGGGCGCAGCGCGGGCCTTTTTCCTGCCGTGTTCCGTAAGCCCCTCATGACTGGCGTGCTGCCGACGTTTCTGCCTATCGATACGCGTGTTACTGAGCAGTATTACGGGGACCAAAGCATCGCCCCGTCACTTGACTTGGATTTCATCACCCCCTCATACACCGCGCATGATTTATTAAACTCAGGCGTCCGCGTCACGGAAGCGGGAGACACCCGCATCACGGAGGAAAGTGGAAATCCGCAATACCGCTTCTGGGTTCACGAGGTCGGCACGGACGAGATTGACGGTCTGACCGTCAACCCAATACAGTCCTTCTTCGAGACCGGCGACATTTCGCTACCGGCGCAGAGCCAGACAAACCGCGCCACGCAGGTGCTGATGTTAGAGCCTGACTTCGTGCAGAGCGGCGACATGACGGTTGAGGTACACGGCCGCATCAACGCCCGCGCGCCTGAAGTTAACAGCGAACCGAGGGTGATCACCGAGACTGCGCAGACGCCGCAAGAGCAGGTTGTCTTCTTTAAGGAACAGCGCCGCGAACTGCGTTTCCGCTTCGAGAGTAACACGCTTGGCGGCAATTATGAGATGGGTCTAATCCTCGCGCACATCCAGCCGGGCGATGGGACAAGCTTCGGATGATCAATCCGCGCGGGATGTCTTTACTAGATTGGGCAGATAGTGTAACACTGTCTGTTGGTGATGCTTGGAGTTTCGGTAAGCTAACTGACGAGAGCGATTGGCAAGGGTGGGCTACGGCGTTTGTACGTGCATCACCATTTGCGCAGCGCACTGTCCCAGATCCATATCAGTTTAACGATTGGCGACAGTGGGCGGAACGCGCCTACCCAATGCTCGAAGGACAAGGCTAATGTACTCTATGAACCGTTTCCCTGTAAAATTGTACGAGGGGGGCCCTGTAGGCTACGCTGAAGGCGGCCTGCACGACGAGGCACTAGCTGTCAGGCACGCTGGCCGTAATGGCGACGGACGCCTTGTTCACGTCAACGACGAAGAGTTCGCCGCCATGGTTGCCGAATATGGCGAGCCCACAATCAACCCAGAAACCGGCATGCCTGAGTTCTTTCTCGGCAAGTTCGGAAAGATCCTAAAGTCGGTCGTTCCGCTTGCACTTAACTTCATCCCCGGTGTTGGGCCTTTGGCGTCCGCAGCCGTTGGCGCGGCCCTCGGCGCGACTGGCGGCGGCGGCCTTAAAGGCGCGTTGCTCGGCGGCGCGTTGGGTGGTCTCGGCGCTGGCGGCGCAGGTGGCGTCGGTGCGAAACTCGGCACAACCGTCCTCGGCAAAGCCGTAGCTCCACGCCTTGCTCAAGCTCTGGGCAGCGCCGCTCTCGGCGCAGGGGCAAGCGCCGCGCTTGGCGCAGACCCACTTTCGGGAGCCTTGAGCGTTGGCCTTGGCAACTACATGCGCAACCCGATGGCGAAGGGAATGCCGAGCGCTCCTACTCCAACCACAACGGCTGCGCCCGCAGCGTCCGCGCCGGTTAGCGCAGGCTTCTCGGTCACCCCAGAAAACGGTTTGACACTGTCGCCTGAGTTTAGGGCGAACTTGTCCAACATCGAGGGCCTCGACCTCGACCCAACATCGCTCGCCGTGTCGCCCGCTGCGGCTCCTGTCAAGTTCATGAACCGCGACTTCCTCGGCATCAAGGGGCTGCCTAACAAGTACGGCCTCACCGGCGCGGCTCTCCTCGCCGCCGGTGCATACGATGCGATGAAAAAGAAAGAAGACATGTCGTTCCCCTCACAGGACGAGTTCTTCGGGCCCAAGTTCAACGGCACCGGCCGCACCGGAGGCTTCCGTCTTGCGAGCATGGGCAACAGCGCTCCGGCCAGCTACGAGTACGACAAGAAGTACCTCGGCTACTCTGGTGGTGGCGACGTCGGCGGTGAAGCCCAGTCCGAAGGCCGCAGCTTTGCCGTCCAAGGCGCAGGCACCGGACGCAGCGACGAGATCCCCGCAATGCTTTCCGATGGCGAGTACGTCTTCGACGCAGAGACGGTCGCGATGCTCGGCGACGGGTCTTCAAAGGCTGGCGCGAAACGGCTTGACGATTTCCGCGTACAGATCCGCAAACAGAAGGGCCGCAAGCTGGCTAAGGGCAAGATCAGCCACAACGCTAAACGCCCAGAGAAATACATGGCCGGAGGTCGCATCTGATGGGTGTAAAAACTTCAACTACATACACGTCATCCGCGACACCGTCGTGGTATAGCAACGCGGCGCAGGATCTTATTGCCAATCAAGCGAATGTCTCCTCGCGTCCGTATGTCCCGATCGATCCCGCCACTCGCGTAGCGGGTTTTAACACGACGCAGAACCAAGGCTTCGACCTGACGCGGGCGGCCGCAAACAGCTACCAGCCAGTCCTCGGCTCGGCTCTGGCAGGCGTAAACAACGCGGCGGGTCGCTCTAGTGTTACTGCCAGCCAGCCAACGCTTGACGCGGCTATGGCGGGCCTACAAGGTGTGGAGGGTCGTTCGTCCTTGACTGCGGCGTCACCGTTTATCACTGCCGCGTTGGACAGGTCCGGCTTTGATCCGGCTTACGGCGCACTGGCAAACGCTGGACGTTCTTCAATTTCCGACGTCAACGACTACATGAACCCGTACTTGAATAACGTCATCAATCGCTACGGTGAGATCGGCGCGCGTACGCTTCAAGAGAAACTCATGCCAGCCGTCACGAATAAGTACATCACGGCTGGCCAGCTCGGCGGACCAACGCGTGCAGGCACCGGCGCTAGTGGCGCTCCGTCTGCCATGTATACCGACACGGCCCGCGCTTTGCGCGATGTTCAGGAAAGCGTTGGTCAACAGCAGATGTTAGCACTCTCGCAAGGATACGACAGTGCCGTTGCCGCTTCCGCAGCCGACAAGGCTCGGCAGGCTACGGTTGGTGGCACTTACGCCAACATCGCGACTGGAAACAACCAGCTCATGGCAACGCTGGCCGGTCAAGTCGGACAGATGTACGGTCAGGACACGGCCAATAGGTTGACTGCTTCTGGCCAGCTTGCCAACATCGCCGATCAAATCGCGCGCACTTATGGTCAGGACACGGCGAACCAGCTTCTGGCTTCGGGCCAGCTCGCGACCATCGCGAGCCAGATGCAGACGCAGGGTCTCGCAGGCGCAAATGCAATTACCGGCATCGGCAACCAAGAGCAGCTCCTCGAGCAGAAGAACAGGGACGTGGCGACAGAAGAACGTCTGCGCGCGGCTGGCTTCGATCAGGCGCAGATCGACGCAATGACGCGGACACTGGCGGGTGTATCAGGTGCGGTGCCGACCGGCTCTGTGTCCGTCACACAGAACAAATCACCGAACTCGAGCATGCTCGGGACAGTTGCTGGGGGTGCCTTGACTTATGCTGGCGCAACTGGAGGGAGACCATAATGCCGTCGATCACACCAGCCCAGTTCAAGATGATCATTGATCAGAACGACGGTGACGAGGAAGCTGCGCGCGCTCAGGTCGAGCAGCAAGGCATGACCGTTGAGGGCGACGCGGCTTCGGATCTGTCCGCGCGTCCAGACATGGCGGCCTTGAAGGACATCCTAGCAAGCCAACGCCAGTCGATCGGCACATTGTATGACACAATCACGCAGAACATCCAGAAGCGCTACCGCGCGCCGGACATCAACGACCTGCTGATCTCTATCGGCACAGGCATGATGTCTGCGCCACAAGAGGGTGACAACAGTGGCTTTGCTGGTGCCGTACAGCGCGGCATCCGTGGCCTTGGGCCTTACGCTCAGAGCCGCCGCACGTACGAGAACGACATGAACCAGATGATGTCGAACGTCGATATTCAGAAGGCTAAGGATCTCGCCAGCCTCGAAGAGAAGTACGCGACAGGCGCGGCCTCGCTCTTAAAGCCAAGGACACCCACGCGCAACTGGTCGGAAAACCTTCAGCAATACGTTTCTCCCGACGCGCCGTCGCCGACGCAAGTGGTTGTTGCTACAAAGTCTGGTCTTTCCTTGACACAGTACACGGATGGAAGTTTGCGTTTTAACAACCCAGACGGCTCGCAAGATGTGTACGACCCTGCTACAGGCAGGAAGATTGGAACTACCCCTGCTAAAGGAACAATGTAATGGCTGGACCTGAGAGTATTGATCTTTCCGGCGCAAAGTGGAGCGGCCCTAACGCGCAGAAAGGTGCAAGAGACGCCGCCGCTTTGACCGGCGACTATCTCAGCAACCAACGGACCGCGCAAGACATCCGTAAAGGCGAAGCCACATCGCAGTACGAGGGGCCGAAAGCCCAAGCCGAGCTGAAAGACAAGCAACTTAAAACGCTCCTCGACATGTCGCAAAACGCGCGTGACGAGTTGAAGACGTTTGAGGGCTTGGAAGAAGTCAAGACGTATCGTCAGGGCATGCGATATTTTACCGCAGCCTTGTCCGTTCCGCTGGGCGCGGAAGGCGATCAAGACCTCATCACGCTCGCGGCTAAGGTGCAAGATCCTACCGGCGCGGTTATGCAGGGCGACATCGAGCGCTACAACAACGTGCAGGTCGCCAAAGATTACCTTCCACAGTGGGCTTTGAACCAGTGGAACAATGCAGGTACGTTTACGCCTGAAACGCGCAAGCGCATCATCGCGTTCCTTCGTAACCGCATCGACACATATCGGCTTCCGTATCAAGATATGCGCGGCGCGTTTGAAGCCCGCACAGCAGGACTGAACGAACAGCTCGTGCCCTTGGGCATAAAGCCGATTGTCGCCGACCAAATCCTTGGGTCAGATCCGTTGAAGCTCTACGGCCCAAAGATCGACGCCTACGATAGGCAGGTAGAAGTTGACCGCATTCGCGCAGAGCGTGAAGCTGGCGGGCCGTCCGCCGACATCCTCGCAGGTGTGCCTGAAGGTGCGCAAATTGCTGGGCAGGACATCCAAGGCTGGCGCTTTTCACCAGAGACTGAAGTTGACCTGAACGCGATCTCCACCAGCCCGACGGGAACGGCGGAGGCGTTTGCCAAGCTTCTTGCTGACAGGGCTGTCAGTGAAGGCCACGTTCCGCCATCGCAGCGCGACGACTATTACCAGCGTGCGCTTTTGGACAACCAAGACTTCTTCAAGCAAAAGCCGGAACAGCGGGCGACCCCGATTGCCATTGACTACCGCGAAGTTGACAAGGCCGCGTCCGAGAACGCAGGCCTCCTTGACACCGTTGCCCAGTCAGTTCGTAACAGCCCTGAAAGCGCTGTGCAGATCCTTGAAGGCGCAACCGCTTTGCCAAAGGATGTCGTCCTTAGCACACTGACCGGCGAGCGCATGGGCAGTGTTAAATCCTTTACAGATCTTGCAGCCGAACTTGGTCAGGGCCAGTTCGACGGTCCCACAGTAACGGCTATGGCCGAAGCTATGAAAGAACGTTACGGCAGCTTGGACGCGATTAAGCGCACATTGATTAAAGACCCGTTGGGCCTTGCCGCCGACATGTCTATTTTTGTAACAGGTGGCGGATCCGCACTGGCGCGAGCGCCCGGCGCAATTGGTAAGTTTGGTGAAGGCTTGGCAACCGCTGGTAAGCTTATGGACCCACTGTCGGCAGGAATGGGCCTTGTAACGGAAGGCCTGCCTTCTCTGTATAATACTGCCAAGAACCGCGCGCCCGGCTTTACTGATGGCGTTGAAAACTTGCCGAGCAACATTGCAGGCTTCCCGTCGAACACCGGCGGTGCCGCTATTCGCGAAGCTACCGGCGCTGGCTTTGAGCGTGGCGTCGCTGGCGCACCAACACCGCGCAGTGAAGCATTCACCCAAGGCATGCGTAGTCCGGGCGAAAGTGCGGAGAACATCGTCTACACCGCACGTGATGCACTCAGGGGTCTGCGCGAGGCGGCGTCAACTGCGTACTCGACTGCCATGAAGAAGTTTGGACAGAACCCTGTTCCACTCAGCATCGACGTCGTTCGGCAACGTATGGCGGGGATTAAGCCGCGAAATTACGACGCAATGCTTACCGCGCCTAAGCGTCCGTCTGATCACCTTGCGTGGGAGCAGATGAACGATACCGTTGAGCATTACGCACAGCAGGCGGCTAAAGATCCTTCACTACTTGAACCGATGGCAATGGACCAGTTCAAGCAGGACGTGTACAACATCGGCTCAAAGATTGGTGGAGCGTTTGATCGGGACGCCGCAAACATCGCCAAGACCGCGTACAACGCTATTCGGCAAGAGCTGGTCAAGCACGACCCAGTTTATGCTGACATCATGCGCGATTACGAAAAGGTTGCTGTCGAGGCTCGCGAACTTGAAGACACTTTCAGTCTCGGACAGGCACGCGGCAAGCCGCTTAAAGTAGATACGGCGGCGCGCAAGCTCCAGTCGATTATGCGCAACAACGCCTTTACCAATTACGGCATGCGGGTGAAGCAAGGCGAACGCCTTGCCGAACTCGACGCTACCGGCACTTTAATGCCTGCCACGTCCGGACAGATGCTTTCAGCACCGTTTGCGCGTGGCATTACGGGCGGTGTTGCGGCTGGCGGTTTGCCTTTGACGGCTGCGGGCGGAATAATTAACCCGATGACGCTATTGGCCACTGTCCCAATTTTGGGCGCAACGTCCCCTCGTCTTGCAGGCGAGCTGGCGTACGGAGTAGGCCGCGTTGCGGGCACCGGCAAGCGCGCCTTCGATGCGATAACAGGCTCGCCCATTGGCAAGCGCATCGCAGACACTGGTTCGGATCTTGCGAGCTTATACAACAAGTACCCGCAGTTGTTCCTCGCTGAAGCGCAGCTCGGCACCAAATTGCAGGAGACCGAGCAGGAACGCTTGGAGCGCATGTACGCAGATGCCATGCCGTCAATCCCTGCTAATGCAAGTTACGAGGATTACATCCCACCACAGTTGGCCGCACCAGCACCGGCCGCACCGCCGATGGCCATGCCAACGCCTGCCGCACAAGCAGAGGTGGCACCGGCTGCGCCGACAAAGACGCGCATTATCTACGAGGGGCGTGAGGTCGAGTACGACCCAGTGACTGACACGTACGTTGAACTGGCGACAGGCCGCCGCGTGCGCGAGCTTCCGGAACTTAAACAGCCCGCGCAGGCCATGTACCGTGGCGGCTTAATGGCTCTCGCTCAAAGGTATCGCTAATGGCTGAACCTTCCTACTGGGGTAACTTGGGCCGTTCGGTCATTGAGGGGCTGACGTTTAACAACGAGGGCGAAATCGAAGCAGCCCTCCGTGCGTTGGCCGCCCAGCGCAACTTGAACTTTGAGGATTTGTTGCGCCGGTATAGGACAACTAAGAACAACGTCGAGGGTGATTACCAGAAGTGGGGCGACAAGAACCCGCTCCCGCGTCTCGGCGGCGAGTTCATTGGTGCATTAGCGCCGGGCGTTGTTGGCGCGTTTGTGCCGGGCGGTCAGGTCGCTACAGGAGTTACCGCTGCGCGTGGCGCTGCCCTTCTCCCTCGCGTCGCTCGCGTCATGGCGGAGCCGGTGACCGTGGCTATGGAACGCTACGCGCCGCGCGTTGCGGCTAACTTGGCGTCACGCGGCCCGTTGGCACGCCTTGCTATCCCTCTTGCTGATGAGACGTTGACCGGCGCAGTCCAGTCTGTCGGGTCCGCTAAGACCTTGGGCGATGCACCGAGACAAATCGTAGAGGAGGCCCCGACTAATGTTGTAGGCAGTCTTGTGGTTCGTGGTATGAACTGGGGGGGCAAGCGCGCTCTTGCAGCCCGACGGGCAAGACGCGCGCGATGAGCTGGCAACAAAGCGCAAAGAAGCTGATCACGGAGTTCGGCGCGGATGCCGTTGATCAACTGCGTCAAGTGCTGCCATCCGAGCGCACGGTACGCGAGGCTCGCGACGCGTTGGGCAGCATGCTAGGCATGGGCGAGAAGCCAAAACTGAAAGTAACGCCGAGGGCCAAACCGGAACTGGCGGTCAAGCCGAAAGCGCTTCCCGCGCCGCCAAAACAGCTTGCACTCCCTGCGCCGGGGCCGGGGTTGCCGTCTTTTGCTGTAAAACCCAAAGGCGGCCAGTGGTGGGCTGATAAAACCATTATTCACAGAAACAACTCACCCGAAGCAGCAGCCCGCGAAAGTGCGTCATATCTTGATGCGATAGTTGAGGGGTTTGGTGAGGCAGATAGGCCATTTGCTTCCGCAGACCTTACAGCAGCGCCTGTATGGCTTCAACGCGCCTTGACAAAATACTTGAAAAACGACTTTGGCACACCCGAAGACCCGTTGCGCGACCTTGCCGCGCGTGGTTTGCATTACGATGCCTATGTGACGCCAGAAGCGTGGGACCGCACAGTTAACAGCACATTGATTAAAAACCCTATTGGAGACGTTCTTTTCCCTTCCAACAGCGCGGGCGGTATGCCGGGCGCAGGAAGCGATTTGCGCGGTGAAGCAATGACAGCCATGCCGTGGCTCGCCAAACTTCCTGTGACAGATAATATCTACGGCATTCATCACGAGGGATTGAACCTCGATCACTTTACGGACGAACTTTACAACGCGCTAAATGCTGGAAGCGCGGGTCTTCCGCCTAGCCTCGCTGTGCGGCCTGAGAGCCTTGACCGCATGACATTCCCGCAAGCTGCGGAGCACGTTGGCAAGATTAACCAGTACCGCGCCAAGGAGATGGAGCGTGTGGCGTTGGGCAACCTCAACAGCCCTGCTGTGCGGCCATTCAAGGATTACGCTGAGGACAACCCTATGAGGTTGCGCTGGGTGCAATTAAAAGCACCAGACGATATTCCCGAAGGTTACTCAGTGCGACTGGGTAACAACGCACCGCGCGAAGGTTACTTTGGCGCATACGGCCCAGACGGCCAACCAATCGCGTGGGGGCCGACTGAGGACGAAGCCCGCCGCATGGCGATTAAGGCACCCCTGCAAGACGCGCTCAAGTATGAGGGCGACACAATGGGCCACTGCGTTGGCGGCTACTGCAACGACGTTCTGTCTGGTCGGTCAAGCATCTTCTCCCTGCGTGACGCCAAGGGCGAACCGCATGTGACGATTGAAACCCGTCCGGGACGGCTTCCACAGAGTTTGCCGAGGGATGTTGACGCGCAGTTTGCAGCAGAAGCGGAAGCCTATGCCAAAGAGGCTGCGAAGACTGGGCGGGAGACCAGAGAAGGGGCTTTTGCTATGCGCTACAATCGTCTGGCATCTGAATGGAAAGCCAATCAACCGCGCCCTGCGGATGAGATTATCCAGATCAAGGGCAAGCAGAACCGCGCGCCAAAGGACGACTACCTCCCCTTCGTGCAAGACTTCGTGAAAAGTCAGCAGTGGGGCAACGTCGGCGATCTGGGCAACACCGGTTTGGTGAAGTTGCCAGACGGGCGGTACATCACTCAGCAGCAATGGCAAGACACCCTTACGCCAGAGCTAATGCAGTCAATCCTTGGGACAGAAGATTTACCTGAAATTGGTATGATCCATCGCCGACCAGATATGCTCCGCGAAGACATTTGGGAACAAGTCGCCCCACGTTTTGAAGGCTACGCCATCGGCGGACGTGTGTCCGCAGATCGTTGCTTCACACGCCACCCAATGAGTGTACGCTGATGAGCTGGCAGCAGGCTGTCAAAGATGCGCTCCTTAACGCAGTTGAAGATCTAGCAGTCTTTGGCGAAAAGAAAGCTGTGTCGCGCGTCCCACGTCCGCGTCAAAAGCCTAAGTTACGCACCGACAACCCCGGCGGAGATTGGCTTGAGCGTGAACGCAGTCGCGCAGATGAACGTGTCCGCAGTGGCAGCACCAAGGTCAGCGGACCTGTTACAGGCTCGCTTAGAAACCGCATTGAGCTAGACCCGCGCAAGCTGGAAGTGATACCCGGTGCCAGAAATGAACGCCGCGTGCCGGGCGAGCAGCAGTACGACCGGCTCCGTCCGTCTATGGAAGAACATGGTTTCTTGCCAGACAGCCCAATCCTTGTTGGCATCAACCACCGTGGCGAGCCGTACATCATCGAGGGCAACACCCGCGCAGCCGTTGCGCGTGACATAGGCATCGACCGCATCCCCGCAGAGGTTCGATACTTCGCAGGTGGCGAGGGCGTCGAAGGGCCGATGATGCCCAGCCTGCTTGAAAAGTACATGCCACCATCGGAACTGTCACTCGATCCAAACTTTCAGCGGTTCTTCGGGGGCAGCCAAGCCGTTGATGCGTACGGTGAGCCGCTGCGCCTGTATCATGGCACCAGTGATAACATCGGCACCAACTTCAACATCTATCATCCAAACCGCAAGGACGCAGGGTGGATGGGCCGTGGCGCATATCTGAGCGACGACCCGCTGTTGGCTGAGTACTACGCAAGGATGAAAGCAGGCAACGCTGACCCAAACACCGTGGCCGTTTATGCAAACATTCAAAACCCGTACAGCATGACACTTGACGAGAAAAACATGCTGCGTTTCATGCCACAGGATAAAATAGATGACTGGACAAATGCGCTTCGCGCCAGTGGCCACGACGCAACTTCTATGGTATTTCCGGGCGGCGAAAAAGAGTTTGCTGTGTTCGACCCAGAGCGGCAGCTAAAATCGGCTATTGGCAACCGTGGTACGTACGACCCTAATGACCCAGACCTAACCAAAGCGCGCGGCGGTCTTGCTGTAAAGAAAGGCAAACATCGATGAGCTGGCAAAAATACGCAGAGAAACTGATTGGCGAGTTCGGCAATGACACATATAACCGGCTGGTTGGTATTCTTCCTGACGACAGCACCTTAGCGCAAGCGCGGAAGGCGTTCAATAACCTTGTCGGCGGAGACACACCCAACGCTCCTAAAGCGACAAAGACGCGCGCCCCTGCAAAACCTGCGTCGGATCTTACCGTACCAAAGGCCCCTGCAATCATCCGCCGCGTTTCGGGTGCAGAAAAGCGCGCGCCAAGTTCTGCGAAGTACAGCCGCGAGGAGATGGGCCAGCGGTATCCTGAAGTCGGCGATCCTGTGATGACGCTCGACAAGAAGAAGGGCACAATGTACCCCGCCAAAGGGCCGAGTGACGAGAGCGTTGCTCTGGCAAATGAGCGCGCCCGTGTTGTCGCAGATATGAAGAACGAAGGCTACACGCCTTTCTTCAATCCAGAAGACCGGTATTACGTCAACCCAGCAGACTATCCGCTTGTCGGCAATACGTTAAACATCAAGCCTGCAAAGCAGATGACCATTGACAAGTACGAAACGATGGCGAACGACCCTGAAGCTCTTGCGCGGTTAATGGCTGCGTACCAACGTGGCGCAGAATATCCGGGCGCAAAGCAGTGGTACGCCATGGGCCAGCTCGAGGACCAGTTCAAGCAAGGCCTCGGCGTCGAAGACGGGCAGAATATGTTCAAGCAACGGTTCGCTGATGCTATGGCTGCTACGACTGGCGGCATGGATCCAGACGCCAACTTCCGTCTCGCGCATTACATGAACTACCTGAAGCAAGCAGACGCCCCTACTCCGCAAGAGCCGTACGAGCTACCTTACCCAATAGGCGGCGGCAGATACGGTGTCATGCCGAACATCTCCCAATACGAAAGGCTTATCAATCAAGGTGCCGGTCTCAGCCCAGAGAACCCTAAACGCTTCAACTTCTCAGGCAATTTCCTCGGCCACCTCGACAAAGCAACACTTGACGAACAAATGATGACTGCTTTTGATCCAAAGCTCGCAAGCCCGCCAGCTAATTCGTACGGCATTTACGAGGGTGCGTTGGCCAAGCTCGCCCGCCAGCTCGGTGTCTCGCCTGCTGAAGCGCAAGACGTCATGTGGGCAGGTATCAAGTTGCCGAAAGATGATACGTACAAACCGCGCCCGATGATCGACATCATCAACGACGCCATCGAACGCACGTCGCGCCTGACCGGCGTGTCGCCTGACGAGGTCGTGCAAGAAGGCATCGTGAAAGCCAAGCGTCCTATGTACGCGGACGGTGGCCTAACAGAACTGGCGGACAGGTACGCGTACTAAGCGCTACCGTCCGTCGCCCTTCGCTTCGGCCAGCAGCGCGGCATAGGCAATGTTGTCCTCGGCGCTGTCGGCGTGGTAATCGGCACGCGTGAACAGCCGCACCAGCTTGACCTGTTGCATGAACATCCAGCCTTCGCTCTCGGACAGGTCACGGCCTGTGATGGCGTTGAAGGCCGCCACGACCTTGCCCATGGACCGCTCGCCTTCTGGCTCGTCGTATGTCTGCCCGCGCTCATACATCAGGGCGGCGGCACGTCCGAGCAGCTCGGGTGCCTTTGCCTCTGGCATCTTGGCTGTTTCGTTAATCTCTTCGTTAGCGTCTTTGATAGCTTTCATGGCTTCTTCCTCCGTGATTTCATTGCCTCAAGCAGCACTTCTTGCACGCTCTTCTTCGATGATAGCCGGTTCATGACCATGTCGTCTACGGTGTTGCGAGCGAGGATTGGGTAGATGAAGACCGGACGATTGTAGCCAGCCTGCTTCTGACGCATAGGGCCTATGCGTTCGATGATCTGCATATGCTCTTCGAGGTTCCAGTTAACGCCAAAGAAGGCCATAATGTTCCCGCCGTCTGCTAAGTTCAGTCCGTGCCCCGCCGACGCAGGGTGAGCGAATAGTAGCGGCACCCGTCCGGCGTTCCAGTCCCTGATCGTATTAGGGTCAGCGTCCAGCACCCTGCCTTGACGGAAACGAGCTTGTAGACGTTTGAGATCGTGCTTGAAGTTATAGGCCACCAGCACGGGCGCGCCGTTCGCTTCCTCAATGACGCTGTCCAATGCCTCCAGCTTCGCATCGTGTATCTCCTCCCAATTCCCTCCGTCGTCCACGTACAGCGCGCCGTTGGCCATCTGAAGGCACTTCTGCGTGCGCACTGCGGCATTGGCTGCCTCGACGCCCTCGCTGTTGATGATGGTGAACATCTCCTCCTCCATCTCGGCATACGCGGCGCGCGCCTTTGGAGGCAGGTCGATGTAGATCGGATTGTTGATTGGCTCGTCCACCTGCAAGCCTTGAACGGTCAAGCAGATGTCGCGCAGCTTTTCCTCAACCTCACCCTGCGTGTGTTCGTACGGCACGAGACTGTAACCGTCGTACCCCTTGCGGAACCACCGCTGCTCGAAGGCGCTGAACGTCTTGCCTAGCCGTTCGCCTTTATCGAGGAACCATATCTGACCCCAAAGATCCTTCACGCCGTTCGGTGCCGGTGTGCCGGTCAGGCCGATGAACCGGCTGCCCGCACCGTGCGCCACTTGACCCAGCGCTCGTGCGCGAGATCCACCTTGCCGGATGCGGAACGACTTGAGGCGCGTGAACTCATCGGCGACCACGGTCTTGAACGGCCACGCGTCGCCAAGGGCAGTGCGCAGCCAGACAAGGTTGTCGTAATTGGTGCAGTAGATGTCCGCTGGGGTGTCGAGTGCCGCCTGACGCTGCTTAGGCGTCCCTGTGACGACGCTGACGCGCAAGTGCGACAGGTGCGGCCACTTTGCCACCTCGTCAGGCCACGTGGTCCGTGCGACGCGCAGCGGGGCTAGAACGAGTATCGGGAAGACGTCCTCGACCAGCGACATGTTGTCCAGCGCAGTCAGGGTGGTGACGGTCTTGCCGCCGCCCATCGGCATCCACAAAGCGGAACGGCGCACCTTGTACAGATGCGCCATTGCCTCTTGTTGGTATTCGTGTGGCTTGAAAATCACCAGCCCCACCGCTCTGCGCAGATGGGGCCGATGCCGCGAGCAACGCTCTCAGGGTTGGTCAACTCGCGACCGCAGCATGAGCAGTTGCCGAACTCGTGGCCGTGCGCGGTAGCGGCAGCGGCTGGGTCGGCGGCGACGCGGGCGACCGTCTCGCTGTCGGCTGCGGTGCAGTCACGCGAGGTGATGAACTTGTCATCCTGCGTGATCTTGCCAAGGTACGTGTCGTCGTTTGCGCGCACGACGTAGATGCAACCAGCGTTACGGCCAGTCGCAGGTGCCAGCGAGAACTGGATGTCGGCGATGCGCAGCTTCGGACGCTTCAAGAAACGAACGGCGCTGTCGAAGCCAGTGCGGATCTTCTCGAGTGACAGGACGGCGGCACCGGCATCGCGCTCGGCACGCTCTGCGGCCCACTGTAGCTTGCGCGCTGCCGACTTGGCGGCGGCGTTACGGACGGCGGCTTCCTGACGCTCGGTCAGCTCGCCGTACTTGACCAGCGCGGCCAGCATGTCGGCGTGGAAGGTGAAGTCACCCTTGACAGGCTCACGCAGCCACTCGGCCTCAACTGGGTTGGCATCGAGCCATGCGTTTGCCTGCTCGGCTGCGGTGGCTGCCTTACGGTCGCGCAGGGCGGCGGCATTGGCTTGGCTCTTGGCGCGCTGCTCTGACGACGTCTTGAACGTCTGCGTGCCCTTGCCCTTGCACTTGAAGCAGTCGCCGACAACGCGGCCGCTGTAGCTGCGGAACTGTCCGGTGCCACGGCACGATGGGCAGTTCTCGGTGTAGGTGGTGGCTGCGCGTGTGGCGCGGGCGACTTCGGCGTCGGCCAGTGCGTGGCGCGGCGCGTCTACCAAGCCGCCGAAGATGTCATCGATGGCGTCGTCAAAGTCGTGTGAGCAGTTAATTTCGTTACACATGTTCGGTACTCCGTTGCTGATGCATCCTAGTGGCACATTCAACTTGAGGTTGCAACCCCTTTCTGCACTTTTTGCACAATCTCGTTAATTTCTTCGATTGTACGCGCAACGTACACCGGCACGCCGTAGTTCTGCATGCGTTGGATCTCCTGCTGCTGCACCTTGCTGACGCGGTCGCCGTCCGCCTTGATCTCGATGAAGGCAACGTGAGGCCACTGCCACCACACAAAGCAGTCAGGGCAGCCGTTACGGCCCTCCCAGCGCACCTTGCGGTACTGACCCCCACTCTTCTGCACAACGTGCTTGAGGTGGTCCTGTAGGCGGCCTGCGGGGGTCACGGATTATTCCTTTCGGTAGCGGTAAGTCTCGAAGCCCGCCGCAGACAACGGCAGCCCTATCGCCCAGCTCGGGTTGGCGGACATCATGTCGGCCAGTGCCTTGTCCGTGAAGGACGGGTCGTCCGGCACTTCGCACACCAGCTCGTCATGCACGCGCAGGACGACAGGGTAGCCTGCCTCCTCTGCATTGCGCATGCCGGTCATGAAGACGTCGCGGGCCACGGCCTGCACGACGTTCTCGACCAGCTTGCCGTAGTACGTGTTGAGCAGCTCCCACTTGCGGGTGAACTGGTTGATGCCCTCGTACATCAGCTTGCCGTCGTCATCGATGTACATGCTGCGGTAACACAGGAACCGGCCGCTTGGCAGGCGGATGCGGATGTAGTCCACGCCGTCAGGGCCCTTGGCGCTGTCAACGCGCAACAGGCCGCGCACCTCCAAGCTCTCATCCGGCGCAAGCACGACCTCACGCACTGCGCCCTCCAAAGCATACCAGAGCTTCTTTGTCGCTGGGTGGGCTGTGCGCCACGCATGAACGATTGTCATGATGGCCTCGTCGTCCATGGCGTTAAAGACGTCGCCGCCCATCTTGCGGTATGCGCCGAGCCCACCGCCGTAGCCTCCGGCCAGCTCAGGCACCTTGCCTTGCGTCTGGCGCTCGGCCTTCGTGACCTCATACGGATCTTTGCCAAGGATGCGGCCTGCCGTAACCTTGTACAGATCTGGTCCCTCGCCACGGTCGTACAGTTTGAAGGCCTCGATCTTCCACTGCTCGTCGGCCAACCAAGCCAGCACGCGGCCCTCGATGTTCGACAAGTCGGCGATGACCAGCTTCATACCGCCTCCAGCCAGCAGCGCGCCACGCACAGCGAAGGCACAGCGCTCGCTGACGTTGTCGTAGATGATGTCTTCGCAGTCGTGCTTGAAGGCCTCGATGGTGGCCTCCTGCACGGCACCGTCGAACCAGTCGGGCGACCGAGGCAGGTTTTGCGGCTGAAAGATACGCCCCGCATCACGGCCAGTGCGCGCAGCCCCACAGAACTGGATCGTGCCGCGCAGGCGGCCGTCCGAGGACGTGGCGTCGATCAGGGCCTTGTACTTCGCTGGTGACGTCGCCGAGGCTTGCTGCCGGATCTCGAGCAGCTCACGAACCTTCGGGTCAAGCTCGCCTTTAAGCAGCGTCTCAACGCTGGCCTTCGTCAGGTCGTCGCTCTCAAAGTCGCGACCGTCGCGCAGGAAGTCGAGCAGCTTCTGGCGCTGCGTTGTGGACGTTACCTGCCCGCCGGTTAGAGCGGCTGCACGAGCGGCCAAAGTTCTCGAAGCTCGATGAAAAGCTCCGATAGCGTTTCTTGCGAGGTGAAGATCGATGGCGACACCACGGTCATTAACTCTTTGGTCGAGGATCCAAAGGTGGCGCTCACTGCATGAATTGTTCCAATCCGGCATTCGTCCATGTATGTCTCGCATTGCGTCCACATCCAGCCGGGCGTACTCGATGAAAGCATTCCACTCATCAGGATGCGTCTCCTTGTCGGCCCGCCGGATCTTCCAGTTCCTTGGGCATGGTTTAGTGAAGAGCTGAATGAACCGCCTTCCGTTCTTGTCTTTAGCACTATCTTGCGGAACACCCAATACGTCACATAGTTGACCCAGAGACGCAGGCAGGCTGTGCGCCAGCGCCGTAATCATTGTGTCCTCAACCTTCTCGACAGGGATGTTTACGCCGCAGTGGCGCAGCACGGTGCGGTCGAAGGCGCTGTTGTGGATGACAACGCGGTCGGCGATGTCGATGTGGTGTAAAAGGATTGCGCGCCACTGCGGTTCGTCCTGCGTGTCCCAGACGGCCACAGGGCCCTCGTCCACAGCAATGGCGACAAGCAGCACCTCGACGGCCTCGGCGTACTTCTGCGCGCCGTGCTTGATTGGGATGGTGCTGTATGTTTCGAGATCAAGCCAGAGCGTTGACATGCTGATAAATTCTCCGTTCTGGTGAGCCGCGCGCTTCGGTTATCAGCAACGCAGGAGCAACCCGCACCCGCGCGCGGCTCGCCAGAAGGGAGGTGTGCCTGCCTCGGAGAGAGAGGAACAAGGCAGGCACACCGTAGATATAGCCTTAAAGTAAGTCTAAGCCAATAGCCGACGCGTAAGTTTCGAGAATAGAGTAATGCTCCGTCCTGTCATCATCCGCCATCTTGCGTATGCGGACAATCTCACGGATGATCTTGGGCACATAGCCACGAGACTTAGCCTCAATGTAGATGTCCTTGATGTCGTCCGCGATAACCTTCTTCTCCTCCTCCATGCGCTCAATGCGCTCGATCAGGAGCCGAAGCTCTTCGCCTGCACTGTTATGGCCTTCCTTGCTCACAGGATGTCGTCCGCGTCAGCCTTGGCTTTACCCAGACCATCGAAGTCGTCTGCCGTGGCAGGGCCTGTTCCACCGGACAGAGGCTCGCCGTCGTTGGCAAACATCGCACCCAGAATGGCGCACGAAATGCGGTTGCCGTCGTCACGTGGCAGTGGATAGATCTCCACCTTCAAGTGTGCGTAGCAACCGGCGTAGAACTTGCTTGCGGCCGCAGCGCGCGGCAAGTCTTTGCCATATTCCTTGCGGTATTCGTCGTACAGGCTCGGCTCTTTGTTTTCTGGTGCGCTAACACCGAGCGAGTACTTGTCTTCAAAGCCAGCGTAAGCCTTGCCTTCCTTGTTGCGGTAAGGCTTTTTGTCGAGGGCAAGACGGCCCTTCTCACGGCACATCTCGACGACGTCCTTAGCGCTGTCCTTCCACTTCCAACGAGCAACTTCTTCCATCGCGCTCTCGATAAGCTTGATGTCAGGGTCGTTCTTCTCAAGGATGACGCGGGCCCCGTATGATGGCTTGCCGCCTTGCACAGAGCGCGGCGCAGCCAGATCGGGGAAACCAATGCGCTTGTCTTTCAACATAAGGACAATAGCGCGGCGTGGTTCGGTAGTCATATCTCAGTTCTCCAGTTTACCAGTTTTCAAAAGATCACCGAACTCATCGGCAATCGACTTAACGACCATCTCTGGTCGCTTATCCGTGGCGGGTGCCACAGATGGCTTGCCCTCGCTCTGGGTGATCAACTCGGTGACCTTTGCCCAGCGCTTGGGATTTTGCTTAAAGACCTTCTCCGCCTTTGTCGGCGAGATCAAGCTTAAATCGTACATTTCATCCTGCCGCATGCGGAAAGTTTTGAAGAGATCTTCGACCTCCGCCTCGCTGCCCCACCTGCGGTTGCCGCGCTTGCCTTCGACAAGCTTGAAGCCGTCTACCCTCTTGCCTGCAAGCAGGCGGCGTTCGGTCTCGGCGCGGATTGACTTGCACCAATCTTCAACTAGCCCGACCTTGGCCATAGCCATCGGCAGATAGTTGTCGCCGGTGTGGCCATCGACCGTCTCAGGCACAAGGTCCGCAAAGTCAGCAGCCGTTGCGGCCCCGCTGACAATCTCCGTCACTTCGTTGCGCAGGGCTGGGCACGTGGCCTTCGCCTTGCAGAAGCGGCACTGCTTCTCGCCTGCCGTGAAGAAACCCATCGTCAGGTCTTCCATGCCGTTTGAGAAGTCGAGGCTCTGGGCCAAACGAACCTGTTCGGCTGCGGCCCCTACTTCGGCACCGAACTTCAACAGATCCGCGACCGTGACGTGGTACTCGCTGACAAAGTTCAGACGCGGCATGTGGATGAACATGCTGACGCTGTCAAAGTCGCCGAGGATACCGTACTCTTCCAGTGCGCCAAGGGCATACATCTGGAGCTGGGGGTTCTCTAAAGCATCGACACGAACGCCCATGCCGTACTTCAAATCGACGACGGTCAAGTTGCCGCCGGTCGTGTCCACAATCACAACGTCGCTGGTGCCGGTGGCACCAGTCTCGCCGGTCAAGTGGTCGATCGGCACCTTGCGTTCGACAAGCAGGGTCTTGCCCTGCGCCAGCTCACGAACAAGCTTGACGTAGTCGTCTATGTGGTCGGCCATGTCCTGCGTGACAAGCCACTGGACGGTCTCGTCGTTGTCCTTGAACTCGACCATCTTGCCGACGTATTTCTGCGCGGACGGATCTTCGTTATCGAGAACGATGGCGGCCAGCTCGTGCGCAGCGCTGCCCTCGCGGGCAAAGATGCTGCTAGTGTCTGGGTAGCCTGCTTCCAGAACAACGCTGGCAGGGCAAGCCATCCAGCGGTGTGCCCCTGACGGGCTCAGTCTTGCGTGCGCCATTACATTGCGTCCTTCAAAGCGGTGACCAGCTCAGGCCAGCGGGCAGGATCGAGTAGGGACGCCTTCTCAACGCCGAACTGCGACAGGATCTCCTGCGCGGCGGCCTTGTCCTTTTCCTTGACAAGGGCCAGCACGTGCGGCGCGACGTCGGTGTCGAAGTTAAGTTGAGCAGGTGCGGCAGGGGTAGAAGATGGTTCCACCGTCGTCGGCTGGCTCTCGGTAACCGTGGCAGTTGGGGCACTCTTGGGTTCGTTTCCCACGATCACGCTCGGCTCGAAGACAATCTCTTCTTTAGTCGCGCCGCGCGGGAATGCGGTAGGCATGGTGCCTTGCAAGCTGGCACCAATGGCCAGCAGCTTGTCGGCTACTTCGGGAATGCTGTTCCCTGTCACTTCAATCTTAATCATGCGTTTTGCTCCTTTAAATATGCAATTTCTGCCGCCATGCTGGCGATGATGTCTTCGTTCTTTGCAATCTCCTGCTGCAACATAAAGATCTTGTCGTCGAGCTGGTTCATGTCGAGGGTGCAGTCGTTGACGCGTTCCTTCAACTCTTCGATCTTGTCTTCGTACTCAGTGCTGGTCGCCTCCAAACGCTCGGCAAGAACGACGGCCAGTTCGACGGTGGGCTGGTAGGCGGCTTCGTTCAGAAGCTCGCCGTCCTCACGCATGCGGTATGTACTACGGTCCATTTCAATCCTCCTCAAAAGTTCCACGGCTGCGCGCCGTGCTGTTTGGCGAGCTGGCGCGCTTCACGCTTGCCGCTCACTTTGAACGCGGCCACGTTCGAGCGACGCCCGTCCGTGATCCGGTTGATGTAAAGGGTCGGAGAGTAGCGCTTGCTACCCTGCGTGTACTCTGCGGCCAAGATGCTCTCCATCGGATTACGCCTTGCGCGCCACGACCTTGACGGTCGTGTAGCCCTTTGTGGTCTTCTGGTTCTTGCTGAACCAGCGGCCGTCAACGCCCAGCTCGCGGAGCTTGGCTTCGGCTGCCTTCGCGTCGAGCGACTGGCGCTCGGCGATTTCAGATACGGTGGCACGGAACGTGTCGCCATTGTGGGCACCTGCGCCAAGATCCTTGATCTCTTCGATGAGGAAAGCTTCAACTTCCTTCAAGCGGGCGATCTCGGCCTTGATGTCGCCGAGGCGATCTACTGGTGAAATGTTGGTAATGGTTGCGAATGCGGTACTCATAGTGTTTACTCCTTGTTGCTGATAAACACTATATGGGGGCTGCAATCAAACATTGCAAGCCCTATTTGCAATATTTTACTCGTAAAAGATAATTTTTCCACCTTCCATGCGCAGCGGGCCGTCCTTCTCCTTGCTGAGTGCCTGAATTGCGCGGGTTACAGACTGCCTGCGCGTATCGCGCTTGCCGTCCTCTGGTGCCTGCAAGGCGTTTACAGCACGATCGATAAGCTCCACCGCACTGACAATGCTGTCAGATCCGAACAGGGTCATGATCTCCAACACGTGATTTTCTACACGTCCACGACGCTTCAATCCCTTGGTGGGATCCTCCACCGGTGCGACCAGTTCGGTCGGGACCGCGACGCAGCTCGTGATGATGTCGCCGTCCAAATCGATGCCGACATCGACGACTTCGAGCTTGAAGCCCCAGCGGATGCCGTCCTCGCCGTCCTTCATCTTTTCAAGGACAATCTCGCGGCGGCCATCCTCGTGACGTATCACTTCGATCTGGACGTCGGCTGCGGCCTTCAAGCCTGACCAGCCGCGTACGCCTTTGCTGAGATCCTTACCGGCGTGGGCGACAACAAGGTTCGTCGCGCCGGTCGCCGCGTACAGGATCTTCAGGTTCGCCAGTGCGCGGCCCATATCCTCAGACGTGTTTTCGTTCGCGCCCGGCGTGACCTGCGCAAACGTGTCAATCAAGACCACGTCAACGGGACCGATGTTGTTGATCTCGGCCATCACTTCGGAGATCTCATCGTTGTCCAGAAAGTTCGGCGCGGCGGCAATGACGTGCAGGTCAACGCCGCGCAGGTCGAAGTCATGGTAACGCGAGTACGCCTCACCACGCTTGCCGATGCCGCCTGCGCCCTCTGCGGCAATGACAATCACACGGCCGCGCGTCGTGCGCCGCTCGCGCCATGCGACGCCGCGTGCAATCGAGAATGCTATGTCCAGCGCCACAAACGTCTTGCCTGACCCTGACGCGCCAAACAGCACGCCAAGCTCGGCCTTCGGCAGGACGCCCTTTATCAGCCACTGCATTGGCGGCGCGAGGGTCAGGTCATAGATCGGTACAGGACCGAAGCGGCCGAGGCTCTTTTCAGGCAGCGCAGCCATGATTGCCTCGGCCTTGGCAATCACTTGTTCGCGGCTGGCTGCCTCATTAGGGCGGTATCCTGCATCCTTGGCCATCTTGATGACCGAGGCGAGGGTCACGGACCGTTTGCCGTCCGTTGACTTGAGGCTCTCCCACTGCGACCGCAAGGCCTCAGTGCTTGGATAGTTGTCGCCATCGCTCGACCAGTCGTCCCACAGCTCGAAGCCGGTGTCGTCACCTTCGCACTCGTGGTGCAGGCCCATGCCGATGCGCAGCCACGGGTCGCGGCCCATACTCGGGTCGAGGTAGCTCAACATCGCCTTCATCTGCTCGACCGTGTAGCCGACCTTCGGCTCGCGTCCGGCCATGAAGTCGTCAGGGTCGTACGTGGACGCCGTTGGTCCGAACCGGCGCAGGCACAGATCCTGCGTGTGCTGGTCAACGTCGGCGATATGGTTCTCGTAGCCGAGTAGGTCGCACGTCGGCAGGATGTTGCCGGTGAACGTCACAAAGCCGGACGAGCTGAACGTCTCGAACCCGAACCGGTCGGCCGTTGCGTGGCTCTTATGGTTGCCGAGATCCCCCTTTAGGGCGGCACGGATGCCGAGCCCGCTCGGGCTGTACTCTGCGTACGTCCGGCTGACGATCTGCTCGATCTCGGCTGGCAGGTTGCCGTTCACGTCAACGCACTTATCGAAGTCGAGGAACGTGTAACCGAAGTTGTCCAGCGGGGCGAAGCCTACGCCGTCGAAGCCTGCGCGCTCGGCGGCGTCGCGCGCCGCAACGAACGTCGTCAGGCGGGCGCGGTCCTGCGGGCCACCCTGCTGGCCGTGGCGGCGTGTGCCGTCGGCCCAGAACGGGATCTTACGTGGCTTGGCTTCGCCGTGGAACTGCTCGAAGCGCCACATGAGCCACGCTGGCAGCTCGCGGAGCGGCTCAGGCACCTGCACAGCGCGGACGGTAGGCGCGATTGCCTGCACGGCGGGCGCAATAGCCCTTACGCTTGTCATGTCGTTATCCTCGCTCACAAAACTGAAACTAAATCATCGATAAGGTTGATGCGCTCGCCTATCCAGCGCATGACCGGGACGGCCATGCTGTTGCCCAAAGCCTTGTAGCGGGGGCCGTCCGGGCAATCCTCTGCGCCCTTCTTGCGCCACGGTATGGCGGTGAAGTTGTCGGGGAAGCCTTGCAGCCGCTCGCACTCAACGGGTGTCAGGCGGCGGACAGTTGAATTGGATGCAACCACAGGT